CACTCGTTTACTAGGTCTGCAATAAGGTGTACCACGTTTCTCACCTTTTTGACGACCACAGGCTTTGCCTGTTCTTACATCCTTCCAGTCTTCCTTAAACCATCGCTTTAATGCAAGACCTTTTTTCGTCTTACGAACGGCCATTACTTTTTACCGCCTCGTTTCTTCCTGCATTTAGCAATCGCACCAGAAGCATAAGCACTAGGAAAAACTTTATATTGTGCTTTCACCTTATGATAACACGCATCTTTAACACTACCACCTTTTTTAAGGGCAATAGGTTTTTTCATAGCTCTTCCCATTCCACGACATTTCATCATATTTACTTACCTGCTCTAGTTCTACCACGCATAGCTATACCATCACGCTTACACTTAGCCATACCACCGTGTTTCATCTTCTTAACAGTGCCACCATACATCATTTTCTTAGATTTTTTCTTATGAGCTGAATCCTTCATAAGTTTTCCATCAGGCATATAATGCATTCCTTTAGGTGCTTTCTTTTTAGTCATACCACCTTTCTTCATATAACCCATCTTATTACGAACTTCTGTTGGTAACTTAGCTAGACCTGGATTTTTTTGTTTATCTACAGGTTTCATCANACCATTCTCCCTTTTGTTTTACCGCGTACAGCACATCCATCACGTCTACTAACTTTACCGCCTGACTTCATCATTTTAACTTTACCACCATAAGCCATTTGACCCATAGTTCCTGCAGCATTTCTTTTTACTATTTTTTTCTTACGTTGTAAATTACCAGCGTCTCCTGGCATACCACCCATCATACCACTTCTACCAACTTTAGATTCACCCTTAGCTAATGTACGAGGAGGTGTCATACCTCTGTTACTAATCTTAAGAGGACCTGTATTGGTGCTCATGCCAAATTTCTTTTTAAAATTACTTATATCACCTTTTATACCTTTGATTTCTTTTGAAAAAAGTTTCTTTTTCATAGAATCGCCTTTTGATTTATCTAATCTATTTTGAGCTCTACTTAATCTACCTTCAAGCATTTTTAACTTGTTTTTATCTTTTAATCTCATTAAATTACTTCCACCAACTGCCATTTTCCTTCTCCTATATTAAATTAAAATTAACGTTGTCCAAACTTTTGACCTGCACGGTTAGCTTTTGTTGGGTCAAATCGTCTGTTTCTGTTTTTAACTACGGTACTCTTCTTTCTTTCATCAAGCTTACCACCTAACGGTCCTTTAGGTCCTGATAATCTACCTTTACTACCACCCATAATATCAGATTTTCTTATCTTAGATTCACCTGGAGATAACTTACGTTTTTGAATAGGTGCTTTATTTTTAGGTGTTGGTTTTTTAGCTACAGGTTTTTTCTTTTTACCAGCAAACTCTTTATATCCATAATAAGCCGCTGTCGCAAGAGCACCTGGAATACCAAACTTACCAACTGGGGACCTTACAACATTTTTAGCAACGTTACCTATTTTCTTTAATGTACCAGAAGCTTTCTTAGCTGTAGCAGGTAAGTTTTTCTTAGCTACAGTTTTAGCTGTAGCAGGTAAGTTTTTCTTAGCTACAGTTGTAGGTGTTTTTCTTACTGTTTTCTTAGTTGCAAGGTTTGCACTTACTTTCTTTTTAGGTACAGTTGTAGGTGTTTTTCTTACTGTTTTCTTAGTTGCAAGGTTTGCACTTACTTTCTTTTTGTTTCTACCACCTGCTACAATACCTGCATTTTTCGTGGTTTTTTCCTTTCTAACTTTATCAACCATTTCCATCTCCTAAATTATTTACCTACCCACCAGGTTATGATTGACCCAGCGATAGCTCCAAAAAAGCCGAAGAACCAAAGCCCTACAGCTTTACCACCTTTAAATTCAGCTAATATCTTCTCAATATTATCTATCTTAGCATCCATTCTATCGACCTTCTCTATAATATGGTCAATATCTTTTTTCATATGTTCTATTTCAACATTGTGAACGGCTACTGTTTCTTGCACTTTATCTTCCATGTTAACACTTCCATCTTTTTCTAGCCTGCCTTAATCTAGAATTTGGGTTCTTAGCTGCTTTAGGAAACATCTTCATTTGCCCTGCACTACGTGCACAAAATGACTTACGTCTTTTTGCTCTAGCCTTTGAAGGTTTATCTTCTGTTACAGCAGTTTTAAGTTTACTACCAGGGTTGGCTTTACGATAGGCTTTGACCCCTTTCGTAGTCATACCCGCTCCCGTCTTAGTCGGGCGAAAATTACCCGACTTTACAGAAGTTTTAATTCCCATTCCTTTTCGTTTGACTGTTTTTTTCTTAGTAACGGCCATACTTATCCACAGAATAGTACTGTATTAGTAACATTAGTAATAGTAACCACAGAAAAATCTGTAATGCTACTACCTGTCGATGTTGTTAATATGCCTGTGCCTGGTAAGAACATATCTTGTGTCCCAGTTGCACTTGCTGGTGTTGCTATATTTAACAACTCTGTACCTGAGCTACTATTTAAATTAACTTTTATGCTACCCGCTGAACCACTAGCTAAATAATAGAACCCTTTTAGTCGAGTTCTAGGTAAAGCTATTGACCCAGTAGTTCCTATACTTACGTTTCCTGCTGAAGCACCTGATGCAGTAATACTTGTAATCACTGCAAAAAAATTAGTGGAATCAGCTGTACTAGCATTAGCACCTGTAACGACTTCTGTAGTTGAGTCTCCTGTTAGTGTGTTACCTACAGTAATACCAACGATAGTAAAAGTAATACCACTGTCATTACCTGCAGAAGTAAATCTAACTTTATAACCTACACCGTTAGGACCTGCATCATTTGTAAGTAGGGTTAAAGCCCCAGCTCCTCCAATCGATGCTGCGGCTCTATAGTATGTAGCACTCGTGGAAGGGGTTACTGCCCATATATCTCCATTGTTGCTCATATCCTATCTCCTATTAAGCAATAGTTGCTAGTGGTGAAGAAAGTGTTTCTGCTTTCCATGTAGAGTTTGTACCATCGTCAGATACACATGTTAATTTCACTCTTGAGTTTACAACTGTTGAGTTTCCTAAAGTTAATGTATCACCTGCAACGTCACTAGCTGGGTTAGCAGCTGCACCGCCCATAAGTTGTAAAGCACCAAAGAAGTTAGATACTCCTGCACCTGGTAAAACGAAAGTAACAGTTTTAGCAGCACCTACAGCTGTAGTTACAAAAAATTCATAGGATACTCCTACGTTGCCTGTGTTTAACGCAGGCATATTAACAACGATATCGCCTGTGCCATCTACTTCAAATAAAGTACCTGATTGAGCTACTGTTAAAGTTGTAGTAACAGCACCGCCTGTGTTTAGTGTTGAGTTATCTACTACGACTGGACCATTGAAACCTGCATTTGAGGTGACTGGACCTGAAAATGTTGTTCTTGACATTATAATATCTCCATACAAAGTTCAAACTTATCTATCGTGTATGCGTCTGTCGGGGCAGTTAGATAAGTTATATTGTTCCCGATGGTTTAAATTATACTCTTTTTGAAATTAATTTAAAGAAAAAAAGAAACTCTCTACGAGAGATGGTAGAGAGTTTCAATGAAGACCTAGAAACTATGAGAAAACTAGGTATCCAAAACACTTAGTGCATTAAGCACCTTNTGAACCCCACATTCCTAGTGGGTCTGACCAACCAAATGAATATCTTTCACGGGCTTTGTATCTTACATTACCTGTGTCGAAATCACCGTCCATAGATGTAGTTAATGGTGTTCTAACAAAATGTTTTAGACCATTTGGTACATCGGTTGTTAGGAAGTATGCATCAGTATCTGTTAGATAGTGATTAATTGCATACCCTTCAGGTATCGCACCATTAGTTCTAATAGCGTTGATATCGTTATCAGCTGTAGCTGTACGTAGCTCAGTATCTAATAAACGTGTAGCAACGAATTGTAAGCTTGGTGGGATAATTAGTTTACGTGGCTTAGCAGCAATCAATAAACCTCTTTCATCTGTCCACGCAGCTATTTGAATAACCGCATTTTCTAATGATGACTCGTTTAAGTCAGCAGCTGTTGTTTGAGTATTGCTATTTGTACCACCTGATACTAATGGGTGAGCTGTGCTAAATAATGTAACACCATCACCACCTGTAGGACCACCTGAGAAACCATTGTTTAATACGTTAGCAGCTTTCACTTGTTTTGTGTTAGCCATTGAACGTGCTAAAGCTTTTGTGTATCTCGCAGATAAAGTATCGTAAAGGTTATCCTCTACAGCTTCTTCTGTTAGTGAGAAACCTAAAGCTATGGTTTCGTGGTTATATCTAGCTGTGAACGCTTCTTGAGCATTGTCATAAGCGATGGCAGAACCTTCGTTTTTGACAGGTGCTTGTCCAAAGCCAGATAGTTTTGTTTCTTCTTCGAAACTTCTTTCCGAAGATTCAGTTTCGTAGATTTCTTTGTGCTCTTCCCCATAACGCTCGTATTCCATTCCGAATAAAGCATTAAGGCCAGGAAGCAACTCTTTTAATAATTGAGCTCTTGAAATTGCCATGATTTATTCTCCTTAAATACCAGTCTTGTTAAGATAGCTGTGGCTATCTGGGTTGAACTTAACTAACACGTCAGTAAACGCATCTCCTACTGAAGAATTTGGTGAGTCAACGAAATCAACGACTCTGAACGCAAATCCTGAAGTAGTAGCTACTGTTGCATCTAGTGCTGTATTTGAATTACCTGTAACAGTAGAACCAGTCGAAGTAGACTGAACTGCTGCTAAATGAGCATTAGAACCTAGTGTAGCTTGAGCCATAGTGGCATCTGCTTGCACTTGTAATAATGTATCAGGGTCATCTACGACATAAGCTACTGCATCACTAGCAACAGTGCTAGCTGGCCAATATTGTGCGAACAATTTTTGGCTTGTATTTGGGTCTGTGTATGAACAACCTACAAACACACCAACTGTCCCCGCAGGGAATGGTGTTGAGTTATCTCCGTTTGTAGTAACTATTTCAATGGTACCCGCTGCTACTACAGAAACGATTGACCCATTGAAAATGTTTGTATTATACCCAGACGCAATTTTAATTTGACGAGTAGAACCAGCATAAGGCTGACCACCAATCAAATTTACGGGTTTGAAACCGTAAGGTGCGGCTGAACTTGCCATAATATTATCTCCTTAAAAGAATTATTTATTTCCTTTTCCAAAAGAAGTAGTTGACTTTTTATCAGAGAACAACGGCATTCTAGGGTCATTTTGACGCATTAAATTTTGGTCAACCGCCTGCTCTTGAGCTTGGGCTTTTTCCCTAAAATATTCATTTCTCTGGTCTACCATTTCTTGTGGCATTTTACATAATAGCAGTCCACCAATCTCAATACCGTCTTTGAATCTTGAGTTAGGGTCTGCTGGTATTTGTACCTCTGGGTGGTCTGAATGTTTCACAGGCTCCCAGCCTTCACGCATACGAGAGGACACATTTAGGTTATCAGCTTCATTCACCAACGACACTCTAATCCAACGATACGCCCAGCCAGCTTCATGCTTGATTTCTGGTAATGTTGAACGAGGTTGCCACTGTTTATTTCGAACTTCAGTTTCTTCTCGAACTACTGCTTCTCTACTCTTACGATTGTTGCTTTTATCCATTTGCATTCTCCGTTTTAATTAATTCGCGTGCATATTGCTCTGGTGTTAGCTTGAATTTCTTTGCTAAAGCTAACTGTGTCTTTGTCAATCTAACCTTTTTAGGGCCAGTTGACCTTGTTGCTGGAGCAACTACAGTTGAAGGTTTGCGTTGGGCAGGTTTAGCCTCTTCCAACGTATCAGTCCCAAAATATTCTGGGAATCGTTTTTGCATAGTACTATCAATACTACGGTAATAC